ATCTATTTTATAGCCTGGATTTTTATCAATAGGCGTATCTACCCAAGCATCATCGTGCCAAATAATGCGATTATTTGGGTAAGCATAAAAATTACCATTGTCCATTTTAAAAATGTGGGCGCATTTATGCTCTGGTGTTTCGGAAAAATTAGTGTCTAAAATGCTTTTATTTTCCCATCCCCAATCCAGAGTAAACATATACTCTCCAGCCTCTTTGGTATTGGCGGGAGTAATCAGCAGGGCTTTTAAGCCTCTCATGCGAGTACGCACTTGCACATCAATATATGGGCTGAAACAGTCCCAATACATGGCATGCTCCAAAGGAACTGGTGGGCAGGGCTTCCAACAAAATGCAGTAATGGGTCGCCTTGTCCAGTTGACGCCATTAGTCAAAAAAGCTTCAAATAATGGAACCCTTTTCTCAATAGAAGCAACAGAATGAACATCACATGGCGAATATTCACCATGCCCACTTTCATGATTAAATAAATACTCATTGCGAATTAAACAAGTAATCGTGGGGATATTATGATTCAAATAAGGCACATACAATTTTACACTTTTATTAGAAAAATTAAAGTGGATATTTAGTATAGTGCATGATTAAGCTTTATAAACCAAACTCCAAAAATACTGGATGCGCTTTCAGTTTTAGTCTTGGCACATCTGGTAAAGACAAGGAACCTTCTATTTATGTAAATGGTATTCAACAACATTCTTGGAATGAAAAAACCCGCAACGGATCTTTCGCGGAGAATGCCAAGAACCCAGAAAAAACAATTATTATTAAGTTAAATGAGTTTGAGTTGGGTGGGTTTATTCACGCTATCGAGCAGTATACTGAGTTTAAAGCGTTCCATACTTACGAAGATAATAAGACAAGTATTAGTTTTAAGCCCTACACCAAACAAGACGGCACAAAAGCTTTTTCACTTTCGATCACCAAAAACTCTGCACTAAAGTTCGGTATTGGATTTGAAATTGCAGAAGCTTATACTCTGAGAGAATTTTTTAAGCAAGCACTGCATACCCTTTTTGAATACAGACAAACTCCTCGCTAATATGAGCAAAAAAACTGTAATGATTCATAGCAATTTTTGCAAAGCCTTTACAGGTTTCGGCAAAAATAAAAAAAATATTCTTCGCTATCTTTACAATACTGGCAAATATAATATTGTAGAATTTGCCAATGGTCAGTATTGGGAGGATGAAGCAACGCGACGAACACCTTGGAAATGCTATGGATCATTACCACCCAATAATGTTATTCAGTCTATCAAAGATCAAAATGAACATCGCGCAATGGCTTATGGCAATCGAATGATTGACAAGGCAATTCAAGAAGTAAAACCTGATGTTTATATTGGTATTGAAGATATTTGGGCTTTTGATGGCTACGCTCAAAAGCCGTGGTGGAATAAAGTTAATTGTATGATTTGGACTACCCTCGATAGCTTGCCAATTTTGCAATCTGCTATTGATGCTGCTCCAAAGATTAAACACTATTATGTTTGGGCATCTTTTGCCGAAAAGGCCATGAAAAAACTTGGTTACGATCATGTTAAAACTCTTCGTGGTAGTCTTGATGTAAATAATTTTTATCGCATGGGCGATATTCAAAAAGAAAATCTTCGCAAAAAACATGGACTATCAGATGAATTTATTATTGGTTTTGTATTCCGCAATCAATTAAGAAAAAGCGTACCAAACCTTTTAGATGGATTTAAAATTGCTAAGCAATCTATTCCAAATGCTAAATTACTATTACACACACACTGGTCAGAAGGATGGAATATCCCCTCTCTTTTGGAAGAAAAAGGCATTGATGGACAAGACATTTTAACAACTTATTTCTGTAAACAATGTCAGGAATACGCAATATCACCATTTCGAGGCCAAGATAATAATTGTAATTGTTGCGGATCGCAAAAATCAGTCAGCACAACAAATATCAATCATGGCGTCAATGAAAAGCAACTTAATGAAATCTATAATCTCATGGATGTTTACTGCCACCCTTTTACTAGTGGTGGCCAAGAAATTCCCATCCAAGAAGCAAAACTTACAGAATTAATTACTTTAGTCACTGATTATTCTTGTGGCGAAGATTATTGTCACGAAGATAGTGGGGGTATTCCTTTGTCGTGGGCAGAGTATCGTGAACCAGGAACTCAGTTTATTAAAGCATCTACAGATCCAGAGAGTATTGCCGAGGAATTAGTAAGAGTCCATTCGATGGAAAGTATTGAAAGAGCTTCATGGGGAATTCGTGCTAGACAGTTTGTGATTGACAATTGTTCAGTCGAAGCAATCGGTAAACAGTTAGAAGAAATTATTGACTCGATGCCATCTGTCGTTTATGATTTTTCTTTTGATCCAGTTCCCAAGAATCCAAATTATGCCCCCAATATGAATTTAACTGATCTAGAATTCATTATTGACTTGCATAAAAACTTTATTAATGAAATTGTTGACAAAAACAGTTATTCTGTAAAGCATTGGATGAATGAAATGCAACGCGGTTTAACGAAGCAGCAACTAGCAGAACATTTTAAAAATGTAGCTTTGCAAACTCAGGTCCATAAACCAATAGAATTTGGAGATGTCTTAGACAAAGATGACGAAGGTAAACGAATTGCAGTTGTTATATCAGAATCAAATACTGATGTTCTTTTAATCAATGGATTAATTAAAAATCTAAATAAACAATATCCATCATATAATATTTATATCATTACTCAACCTCATAATTTCGAGTATATAGAAGATAATATTTTTGTTCATAAATGTATTCCATATTCTGAATCAATTGATAGTGCTTTTATTTTAGAGGGGGCGAGTAATCACGAAGGATATTTTGATATGGCATTTTTCCCCACCGCCACTACCCAAAAATTTATCTGCTATACACATAACGGAAAAAACAAAAACCAATTTCAATTACAATGAGCCATTTAATCGAAGAATACGCAAAAAACTTGGGAGTAAAAATTTCAAAACCTATTGTATCAAAACATTTTTGGCCAGTAGTTGATGAAAAGTATATCACTATTTGTGCAAGCGCAAACATACCTTCAAAAACATATAAGTATTATGAATTAGTTTTATCTTTTATAAAACCCGCTCTCAAGCAACAAGGAATTAAAATTTTTCAAATTGGATCTGGTAAAAACTGCACTCTGCCAAATGTAGATAAAACTTTTTTTGATGTTCCTTTTAAAAATTTAGCATATATTCTTTCTCGATCTAAATTACATATTGGATCTGATGAAGTTTACTCTCACTATGCAGGATCAGTTGATATTCCATTGGTAAGTCTTATTGCTCATGCTTATCCAGATATTTGCAAACCGTTTTGGAGCAAAAATCAAGTCATTTTAAAGGGACCGTGGAAAGTAAAGCCCTGTTTTAATGTGGAAGATGCCGATGATTACATTAACAAGATTAAACCAGAAGAAATAGCTGAAGCTATTCTTAAACAATTAAACATGCATGGATCATTGGGATGCAAAACTAAATTCATTGGTCAATATTTTGATAAAAAGATTTTAGAAGTAGTTCCTAATTTCTTTCAACCAATTACTGGATTAGATAAAGAGCATATATTTATGCGAACAGATTTGGGGTATGATGCAAATAGTTTTGTTCATTGGTGCAGATATTTAAATTCATTTACTTTGTTTTTAAATAAGCCAATAGAGCAGGGGGTATTATCTCAAATCAAATCAAAAGTAAAAAACATTTCATTTGTTGTTGAAAATGATACGACTTTTTCAGAGCAGTATTTAGAATCTATTCGTAAATTAAATATTCCGATCAATCTTTTAATTTTAGACGAAGAAAAAATTGGTTATTTTCGCAATAAATTCTTTGATTTTTCAGTTGATGTTTATAGCAGATCATCGAAAAAAGAACTAGGTGAAGATTTTAAATTCGATGAAACCTATTTCGTATCTTCTAAAACTATTTTTGCGGACAACACCACTTATCCTAGTAAATTTCATTTCGATCAAAAAAATAGTGTTGACAATACAATGAAGCTGTTGGATAATGAGGCACTCTTAGAAGAGTTAACTCACTTTTACATCTATGAAAGAACCAAATAATCAGCCTCCATTTGCTCAATACATTCGAAATGAATATGGACTAATTCCATCAGTTAATTATGCCTTTAACGAAGACGGCTCAATTAATTGGCGAGCAATGATCAAACCAGAATTTCTTTATCCAAATAAGGATTGGTTTGAACTGCGAAAATTGTCAACCCCTTCTTCAGCAGAAGGTTTAGAAGATAAACAGCTATTGATTATGCTTGGTGGAATCAAGGAGCTTGCCAAGCTTCGTGGTTTTAGCAGCGTTAATTATACCGTAACTCATGTCAATGAAAAACATGTTGTGGCAAAATGTGAAATCTTGTGGATTTCAAATTATGAAACTAGTAATAGAGAAGTTTATTTCGAAGATGTTGCCAACGCTACCGCAGAAAATACAGACGATTTTTGCCTCAAGTTTTTGGAGACAATTGCCTGTAATAGAGCATTTGTTCGTTGCGTCCGCAACTTCCTTAATATTCATATCGTTGGTGCTGATGAAATCGACAAGTCAAAGAACCGAGTCACAGACATCAGCGATTTGATTGTATCAAGTGCTATCCCCATTACTCCACAGGGAACTTTGGAAAAAGCAGTAAATGAAAAGCTAAAGATCCTTTCTTTCGATGATTTCAAAGGATTCCTTCGCCAAGTTTGGAAAGAAGCAAATGGTTCAGGTTCTCCTGATTTGGTCGAGATTTTTGGTTCCGCCAAACACTGGACTAGCTACAAGGACATTCCAGCCAAATCATCGCGTGTGCTATTGAAGATCGTCAATGAGCATAAAAAGAATAACTAATCCAGAAGAGTTTGGTACAGTAATCGATGACCTTTATTCCTTGTTTATCGATGAGGATAAACACAGTGGTCATCGATTACTTCGCCATGATCCAAAAATGATCAAAAACTGTTTTGGTCATACTTCTATTTTGAATTGGGACTTTTATTGTTGGGCAAATAAAACTGGTGATTCTTATGATGCAATTATTTGCTTCATAAATGATAAGAATCCGAAATTTGGCGAAAAGATTTTTTCTGAATTTTTATGGTTGTCAAAAAATCCTAAAATTGGATATAAGTTATTTTCTACAGCTATGAAATTTGCCCGAGAAAATGAATTTAAAATAGTGGCTATGTCAACAGTAGTGCAACACCCCAAGCACGAAAAGATTAAATCTTTTTATAATAAAATGGGGTTTTTAAAAGATTCCGAAACATATATAGCAAAATTATGAGAAACAAAGTAGCAAGAGAACTGAGGTCAATTATTCCTGTTGATACTGCAATCGGTAGGCGTAATTATAGAAGAGCGAAGAAACAATACAATCAATTATCTGCCGAAGCCAGACCATTGTTTATTAATGGATTACGCGCCTTCGTTGAAGGAACATCAAATTGATGTTTTGTAACACTTAAAGGTCGCTGGTGTAGATGCTACCCCACTGACCTTTAAGTATACATAATTCGCATCTGATTCTACAAGATAAGTAGCAAGATCGTTGCTGCTAATAGCATATTCAGTTAGATAAACTCCAGAGTATGTTGGATTAGAGCTTTCACTGATTACAACCTTCAAATCAGATGATGCTACTGCATTTTGACTATCTATAACTTCTACGATGTATGATACTGTAGAATATGCTGTTTTTTCTATGATATCCATCGTATATCCACTAGAATCAGGTATGCTGCCAGTAGTAAAGTCTAGGTTCATGGTCGAATCTCCATGAATTAATTCAAATTGATTTGCGCTAATAATAGTTTCCCCAGTATTAGGAGCTTCTCTTGCAAATTTATATGTAGTGGGTGTATAGTATCCAGAACCAGATCCTAATTGAGAATATGGAATCAAAGCAAAATAATAATTAGTGTCATATGCTAAATTATTTGGCTGAACTATTAATGTATTAGCGTCTGCTTGAGAAGTGATTGGTTTGCTATATACATAGTATGGATTAGCACTAATTAAATTTCTATTTATTCCACTATCTTCTTGCAAACCAACTCCAGTTAGTGGCGTAGTTGAAGCATAAACATCAATGCGATCAAAATTAATATAGTTAAAATCATTGAAATAGTTTAAATTGAACTGTATTTGATCAAATAACTGTGGTATTGTGGCGTAGGGATTTTCCGTACCATCTATTACAGATACGCTTGCAGAATTAATTTCTGGCACATTACCATACATATAGAATTCTGAAGTAAATACATTCGTATTCACAGTGTTTGATACTTTCATCCGTATACCAAAATCTTTCGTATATCTTCCAAAAAGTGCTACATTATCATCTTCATTAAATGAAAAATATACACTTTTGCCTGATCTGTAATTTGCATAAACCACAGATCCTCCAGTAGATAAAATATCAAAAGAAATACCGCTAATAAGTTGATTACGATTTAAATCGACATCATTATCTACTACATTACCATTTGGATCAACTATTTGAAAAAGCAATGCAACATCCCTGTTTACATGAACGCCACTTCCTGTTGCAGTGGCAGTAAGATCGCCAGTATTTAAAGTGTATGATGGATCGAATTCGTACATTATCTTAAAATTGTAAAGTTAAGAACTGCTGCTCTATTATAAGTAGTTATTGTTTGGTATACTACAAAAGTATTAGCTTTTGCATATTCAGAATCCCAAGCTGTAGATTTATTACCAAGAGCTTTAATGCTTAAATCCCAGCGTCCGATATCATTTAGTCCAGTCCATTGATATGATGTGGTAGCAGACGAGTGTATTGTTCCGCTGGTAAATTGAGTAATACTATTAGTTAATAAGCTTTCATATCCAGTTGCATTAGTAACCGCACTCCAAACACCACTTAAATTAAAATATGTTGATGTTGTCGTACCAGTTTGGAATGTTGTGATAACTGGAGCGGATAATTGTGATACATTTAATGAATTTACTGTCATTGGACCAGCATAATATGTATCTGGTAAATAATCTTCTGATGAGAAATCTTCTATAACAGCAAACTTTCCAGTATCATATCTTGATGCTACTACACGATATTCATTTTGATTTTCTTCTCTTATTGATACAACTTTATAAATTTGATCAGCAGCATTTTTTCTTTGTATACGATATGGACTTCCTTGGGCGACAAAAGGTAACAAATTAATATTAATATCCCCACTATCTAAATATAGAGTATATGCGTAATTATCGCCACCACCAGAGTAACCTGTAACATTAAATGTTGTGATTTGGGGTATATTAGTTAAGTTAATTTCAGAATCTAATATGCCATTTGTTTCTGGTGTCGTTGGATAAAATAGATTAGATATATTTGTTGATACACCAGCTTGTCGTCTTGTCGATGTGGATGGATCGTAAGCATATCCAGTTGCTTTATATCCCAATGCGCCAATCACTTCCGATATCGAAACTATACCAGTATTAGTAATCAGTTGATTATATGTATTGCTATCAGTAAAAGCTCGACCAGTTGAAAATACCCACCCTGTTAATCCCGTATTATAATATGCATATAAATCATAACCCAAGGAATGTTTGCCCGTATAGTTGGCGAATTGAGTTGGATAATTAAAATTTGCCAATCCAGCATAATTAGCGGGATATCCAGTAACGTATCCTGAGAAATAATAATTGCCACTTAAAAGAGTAGATGGAGAAGTCCAAGGCAATGTACCAGTTAGAGCAAACTGTTGCATTCTAGAACGATTAGCTTGTGCAAGTGCATCTGATTCACTGTATGTCGCATATCCTGTCGGTGTATAAACAGTAAGTCTACCCGTAAAGTCAGTAGCATCATACTCGTTTTCAATGAGCATGGTTTTGGCGGAATTATTAATGCTTAAAATACGTCCATAATTTGTTGAACGAGTTTTTAATTCATCTTCTATAAGAATTAAATCTCCAGGTCTACATAAAAGGGTTTCCAACCCAGCCGCAAATTCGACGCCCTGATTTTCTTTTAATGTTTGATAGATTAAATGTTGCCCAACTCTTCTAGCCATTGCTCTAGATGTAACCCCTAATGTATTAATGGTTGTTTTAAAAATTCCTCGTTTTCTTACATCTATTTCATCTTCTATAAACTCAACTTTAGTTTTATAATTATCGAAACGGTCTAAATATGATACTTCTACTGTATTATACTGCTGATCTCTTCTATAATTGTTGTAAGTAAATTCTCCATTTTTAACATTTGTATTGGAGAACATTGCTATTGGAGTTCTTGGTCTATCATCTAAAAAGTGAATTTCTGAGTTTGCAAAGAAAACAATTCCTCTAAACAAGTTAGAAATAACATTAATTGCATCAAATAATTTAATATTTTCTCTAAAGACAACATTGCAAGAATATCTAGGTTCTAAACCGCCTACGCCATCTGATACGCCAATAAAATAACCATTCTCATCTACTGCATCACAAAAACGACCAATTTTGTAAAGTTCCCAAATATTAACTTGAGATTCGTCAATATATGAACCCAAACCATACCGTGAATTAGTTAATAAATCATACAATATCCACGCAGGATTATCAGTCCATCTTTCAACAAAACCACCGTCCCAATCTCCAATATACACCTGATTGTTATTAGTATAAGTTGATGCAGTAGTGATATATCTTTTATCAATTTGTGTATTACCATCAATAGGAAAATAATTATTGGGTACTTTTATTTTTTTTAACCTACAATCATAACTTCTTTCTGGAATACTAGAGAAATTTCTTGCATCTATTTTCACGCCAGCAACACTAGAAAATGGATAAGATAAATTATTATCTATGATTTCTGTAACTTTTGCCAATGAAACATCACGCTTAATTAATACAGAGTTAGTTTCTGTAGATACTTTAGTTACTTTTATATATCGTTTTGTATTAGTAGGATCTTCCCCATCGACAAAATCTGGCAAAATAAAAGACGCAAATGCATCATTATTAGAAATTATGTATGGATATAATTCGCTTGATGGTTGTGTTAAATTTGGCGATCCAAAGTCAATTAACATCTGACCTTGAACTTGACAAATTATAGTAAATTCTTTTGAGCCAGCCACAGTATATTGTCCATTTTTAACTTTACCCCATTCTGTTCCAACAACCAGAATCGCTGGATATTGCGATCCAACATCTAGACTACCTGCGGCAACAGCGAGAGTATCTCTTAAAGCTGTTATCGCCAATGTAAAATATACTTGTTTAACATTTGGGTTTTCAATTGTATGAACGACTGGAATTGCTAATTCATTAAATTCATACTGATCATTCCATGATGCATATCCTATATTACTTGCATTATATCTTTGACTGTCTTGACTTCCTTCTTTATTTATAGCTGTTTCATCTAAAGTCGGTATTCCACCAGATCTTCTGATACTTTGTTGATAAATATCTATAGGTGTTGCTTCTGTTATGTTAGCTAAACCACTTTCATTTATTCTAGTTACTTCTCCATTTTTTCTAAATGGACCATATAACTCGACATTATAATCATAGTCAACATGTATATTATTAAAATTATTAAGAGGTAGCTGCTGCTCTTCTCCTTTTCTAAATTCGCAAAGAATATTGGAAAAATTAAATTTTCTAGCCGAGGTGTTATCCACGGTAGTATTATCTTCTTGAATATTTAATATTAAGTTCTTTTTAGTAAATTCACTAAATAATCTGGAAAAAGACCAATACATCCACTTATAAGTGATATCGATATTTTTTGTTTGCTCTTGATATTCTAGTGGAATCTTAATTACGATTAATCCATAAAACTCTCCAGTTAAAGTGTTGTCAGAATTAATTTTTGGTATCAATAAATTTATAATATTTTCCTGTGGAAATGCTGATAAATTTTGTACATTTATTTTAAATGTTTCAGTAGAAGTAGTTAAGGCTTTTCTTGTATTTGGGCCAGAATCAAATTTAATAGTAGTTGTCGCAGCAGATGTGTTATATTCGCCAACTTTTAATATTAATAATGCTTCATTTGTTGGCCCAAGAAAAGAACCAACTGCTGCTACGGTTCTACTACCACCGCGAAGAAATCTTTCTATATAACTACCAGCCGCATAATCATGAAATTTTCCAATTTTTATTTGTTCGACAGAATTTGCTAAATTAAGTAATTTATTTAAATACTCTTTATATACTTTATTATTAGAAGAATTAATTTGATTTTGAATATGAGTCTTATATTCTGGAAAAATTCCATTTACAGAATTTAATGTAGATTGTGAAGATCCATTATTAATATAATGTATTTCCCATGTAGTATTGGCAGTAATTTGATTTTTTGCTTGATTATTAGTACTTACTGCATTACTATTTTTACTATAATTAGTAATATACCACGCATTACTTGCATAACTAGCTAGAGTGCCTTGATTACTAGCATTGATACCAATAAAATCACTAGTGTCTTCAGCTATTAATGAATTATTTGTTAAAGACCTAAATCCGCTATCACCCGCTATTGATACTGCTGGTTTATTAAGATTATTTTGGTAAAATAATTGATTTATTACATAATTTGACCCTTTTGATTGGGCCATTGCAGTATAAAATGGTGCATATATTTGTATAGCTGTTGGGTAAAATGGGGTTTTTATTTTTTGTAATAATGAAGATTCATCAAAACTAGTTAAAGCAACATTTCTCACCAAATTACTAAAATAAGTAATACCATTCGTAGTTTGTGAATTACTATACAAATAAAGATCTGGATTATTAACAGTAAAATCTTTAGTAACTTCTATTGGAGTATTGTCTAAATAAATACCCTGTAATATATTAGAACCTTCCAGCAATTTACCATTTTGATTGACTAAGCCTTCAATGGGTCCGTCACCAATTAAATCTGTTACCTCTGCCACACTATAAGAATTGGCAATTTCAAACTTACCCAATTGCGGGGGTTTTAAAACAGCGGGTTCTACTTTGGGTTTTTTGCCACCAGCACCCTTAAATAAATTTTTTCTTATAAAATGTTTCATTTCGTTATAGATGATATAATGGCTTGGCTTGTTGGGTTAGTTGTATTAGTAGAATTAATAGGTGCGCTAGTCTGCATCGCTTCTGGAGTATAAACTTTTTGAGGATATGATTTAATTGTACTTTGAATAATAGCAGATCCAACTCTTAAACGTCCATATCCTACTGGTACTGGAATACCCTGCTGTGCTATATTAGCTTTACTAGAAAAAACAAAAGAATCTTGCAAACCGCTTACAGTTGCTTCTGGTCTTTGTTCTGGTTTAGGTTTTGGAGCCAACATCATTTGTAAGCCAATGCCTAATAACATACTTCCTAATGTTGCCACTAATGCTATTTCCGCAACAGTACCAGCAATGAGAGCTACCAATCCAATTATAGCAATTGCGGGACCAGCACCAACAATTGCTGGAACGATATCAATTCTATTACATTGTTTAGATATCGATAATTCGGTCATTTCTTTAATATTTTGACCATCTACAATAATACTATAATGAATTCCCTCTTTCGCTAAATCAAACACTCGTTTAATAAAATTTGGTTTATTGCAATCAATGGCATTAAAAATTTCTTTTGGTTTTCTAATATTTAGAACCATTTCTTTGCCAAATTCTTTCGCCAAAATACCATGTAAGTGTATAGATGTCATGACAACTTGTTCTTAAACCTTTCCACTATATTTACATCATATTCTTTATTTTGTGGCTCATAAAAGGAAAACTTTTTTGAATTGATGGAAAATGTAATAAATGGCATGCATATAGCCTCTGACATTTTTATATCAAATTCTGATGGACTTTCATCTCCCACTACATGACTATGAAATATGCCGATTATTTGATTTTCATTTTTAAAATTTAAATATTTTACTGGGCTAAGTGAAAAAAAGTTTTTCGGATCAGAGGCAATATTTTTTTCTACTTGAGCAACATACTTTTGTTCATTATAGTTGAAACCAACAAAACCACATACTTCTAAGTATGGAGACTGAAATGCGGTATTAGCTATGAAATCTTTTATAGCATTAATTGTTTTGCTTGTAATTTTATCCTCCATATTTATCAGTTCCAGGAAATCCGCCGAAGGGCAAATAAGTTTTTGGTGTTTGTTTTGCTCTATAAATTTGTGGGACAGTTTTAGTATAACCAGTTTCATAGCTAGTTAAATATAATCCTGATATATTTAATGGTAGAGTCCCAGTATTACTATCAACATAATAATTTCCAGCGGAACCCACCACATCCATTTGCCACCAAGCATATAAGTTTTGTTTTATGCTTGTGCCAAATGCATCACTTGGTATTTCTGAATAAATTCTTGGAAATGCTGTAGCAGAATCATAAATAACAGAATTGCTTGATATATTTCTAGTGAACCATTTATAAGTCTTGTCTTCATCAGTATTGATTGCCTTGGTCCATATTGCAGTTGTGCCAAATGCCATTGGACTGATATATTCAATACCTCTTGTGCTTTCCCATTGATTTACGCCAAACCACAAAGCATTAGACATCTTTCCAGTATAACGATTATCTCTGAAAGCAAATACTTGTCCTGATAAATTAGAACTTTCATTTCTACCTAACAAAACATCAGTAATAATAGCATTACCTTCAATGTCATAAACGTACAAATAATTATTTGCATATCCAGTTGGACTAGTGGTATCTTGACTATTTGTTAATCCAATACAAAAAATATTTTTATTAAAAATATCGTCATAATTACCCGTCGAACTTTTATTGATTATTGTTTGAGTTGGTGCTGCTCCAGAAACACTGACAATAGAATAATCGCAAACAACTTTTTTATTGTTACAGTCTAGATATAAATTAATACCACTATATTGATATCCACTTTGGTTGCAGTGGAATAAATTATATTTACCAGTGGTAGGTACTCCTTGAGAGAATTGTCCCCAAATAGCAATAGAAAAATCTCTTTCTTTAAAGACTCGATCTGAAATAAAGTTGGTGTTGTATAAACCAAGTCCAGAAGTTAAAATTTCCACTTCCGCAAGTGAGGTAGCAGTTGTTCCACCAGATCCACTGATTAAAATAGAATTAGCAGCAGTTGGCGTAAAAGTCACAGTTTTAATTGTTCCAGCGGCGGGTATGCTTGTTATGTCTACAGTAGTATTTAATACTGATGATCCCGTATATAAAAGCACTTTTGCGTTATTGGTATTATATGCGCTAGGATCATCAAAAATATTTATTTGTTTAATACCGCTTTTGGTTGTAGGAAATGACAATAATACTCTTCCTGTTGTAGTATCACTGCGCCAAACTTTCGATGCATTGCCAGTAATGCCATCATTAATATAATTATAGTAATTATTATCTACATAACCACTACCATTCAATGCTGCATAGTATGCAATATTATTAGTAGGATCAGCGATTCTATTAGTCAAATCTATTTGGCTATATGATAAACTATAATAACCAGTTTGAAAGTTTTGATATTCTGAGTTTTGAAATCTTTTGCGGCATGAATGTAGTTTTTTACTGCATCCATCTTTTAACCAATAAGAGCTATTACCATCTGGAGCATTACTACCAGATGATGTATGAGCTATTTGAGATACATACCATATTTTAGCATATTCAGATAGGCCATTACCAAATTGATTTAAAATTATTTTTTTATTTTCTATATAAGCGGGTTGTCCAGAAACATAAGAAATGCCAGTTTTCCATTCAAAAGAATTTATCGCATCAAGATTTCCCCAATTTTCATAAAAATTACTTGCCATTATAATCCGATCTTCCTCTTCAGTTTCAACAGGTGGACCATTATAACGACATCCTAATCCTCTATATTGCCAAAAACAATAACGAGACATAATTAAACGATTGTTTAATTCAAAATTCTCCAAGTCAAGAGGTGAGGTCAATTCAAACTCAACAAAATTTTTATTTTCAGCGGTTTTTTGACTGATTACATAAGTATCATTGCTAACTTCTGCGGTTGCATCTGCTTGTCCCCAAGGATTGCCACCATCAAAATTTACATCATCCAAATATTTTATAAAAGTTCTCTTACGGACAATTTTAGAAAATTGCAAATCGTTGTATCGTAATAACAAATCAGTAACAAAATAATCTTTGTTTGATACGCGAATCTTGGGGCGAGCCATTTGACCGTTAGCATTGACTTCAAACCCCTCAGTTTCTACAGGAATTGGCAGGTACTGAATACCTTGCCAAGTTACCTCTCGGTTATAAATTGCGCCTCCATGAAAAGCAATACACGCTTCTGGTTGATCAACAGTATTGAAATATAATAGAAATAACTCTACAATAGCTGTAGGTTGTAATTCAACTAAACTGCGAGCAATCTTATCTGCGCCTTGTCCCATACACCTTTATTTACACAATCTAATTATAATAAAACAAAAATATGGAATTTAAACAAATAAACACCTTTACCCCAGAATTAAAGCAAAGTTTGTTTCAGTTTATGATCACATCCAAACCATTTGATTTCTGTGAACACAAATCTTATCAAATAAGAAAATTTAATATAAATAAATATATCTCTTTTTTGGAAAAATCTGGAGTAAATTATGCAATTTATGAAGGCAATCAGGTGATGTCTTTATATTCTTTGGAGAATCAGAATGAAGAAATAGAATTATTGTTTTTGGTATTTTTTCACTCCGACAATAAAAGGGCGGCAAAAAACTTGCAATTTGCCATAGAGCAAATAAAAGCTCTCTATCCAGACATACGCTCGATATATTCACTGCTCTCAAGACTGCATAAAAGAAAAAAAATGATTTCTTGGATTTTAAAATATTCGCCAGACGCCAAAATAATGCTTGACAAAATTCCCAATTGCGTTTATTTTTATGGTAATCATGGCATATAGAAGTAGATACGATACAAATGGAGATGCGTCTTCTCTAGGAGAAAACGCTGAAAAACTATTTTTAATTGCCGCACAAAAACACGGCATTGCCGTCACAGAAGCACCACTGCAAGATCAATTTAAACATATTGATTTTTATATTGAAATTGGCGGCGACAATAAAATTTCAGTCGAGGTAAAATCTCGAAAAAAAATTAAACGCTCAGACACGAACATTAATGATGAATATGTTTGGGTCGAATTTAAAAATGTGCAGGGTAATCGCGGATGGTTGTATGGCAAAGCAGACTGTGTTGCATTTGAACGAGAAGATGATTTTTTAATTGTCAATCGTAAACTGCTCGCTCGACTTTGCGAGAAACTTTGTGACTTGACAAAAATCAATACCGATGTTAAGCTTCCTCTGTACACGGGATACCAAAGAAGAAATAGAAACGATTTGGTTTCTCTAATCAAAATGTCTGATATTCTTAATAACATTAAATATAAAATATTGAAAAAATGAAAGTAAAAGTAATTGGCGCAAATGAATTGTTTCCTTGGCAACCTAACCAAGAAATTAATGCAGAAATTTCTCATCTAGAGGGCGATATGCATCAGGTTATGGTCGATGGAGTTAAGTATATTCTAGAGATTTCTAATTTTTTTGTCGTTAATAATTCGAAAATTATCTTCTCTGGATTCTTGACAGACAACACTAATGTTGGTAAGATCGGCTTCGAACTCACCCATGAATAAAGCAGCAGTAGTAACCTACTTATTTTTCTACATTCTCATTGAGATAGCAAAAAACAACTAAATAAATAATAAAAAATGAAAGAAACAAAATACCGAGTGTACGACCAAAAGGGCAACTTCCAACAGTCCTATAGCGATCAACTTCCTGCTGGCTTTAGCTATGCAAGGGACTGCGCTAAAAGGGTTGGGGGATACATCCTCAAGGTGGACTTGGATGCAGGTAAGGAAGTCAACTCAGAAAAAGTTCTTGATCTTAACAAGCAATGATTGTCAAAGTAGACCAAAACGATATTTTTGATTATGTGGTTGGTAACACAACCATTGATCCAATCGAACGACAAATTGATTTCGAAAATCGATATGAAGTTTTTGATGATTGTATTTATGACCACATGTGTCGTAAGATTATTACTCAACAAGAATCGTTTTGTAAATTTTCCAAAGCTGTAAGTAATTTGCGAAAATCTGCTGGTTTCATGAAACCAGACATTATTGTTGAAGAGTGTCAAAAACTAGAAGCAATGGAAATTGATGTCACTCTATAATGGGCAAAAAGGTAGCATTTTTATCTCTTAATTACCAATCATTTGAAAATGAAGAACTGATGGGGCGGTTCTTCTGTGAAGAACACAAGGATAAATACAACTTGTATATTCATAACAAAGAACCAATCGTTGGTAGTATATTTGAAAAATATTGCATACCCGAAAGCTACAAAGTAGAAACAGAATGGGGCAAGTACTCTTTGGTACTTGCTACCATTCGTTTAATGAAGTATGCTCTTCAAGATTCAGATAATGAGCGGTTTGTTTTGATCAGCAACTCACACGCACCGCTTTATTCTATTGATGTTGTATGCGAAAAGATTTGGCGGGATTACCCCATTTTATCTTTTGATCAATCAATAGTACGATCAAGAGATCCAGAGAAAATCACTAAGTATCGCTATGATACTATTTTAAATCCTGTCAAAAAACACCTTGCGCCTTTTCAATTACATTCCGCCATGTTCGTTGCTCAGTGGTTTATTTGCAATCGTAAAGATGCTGATTTTTTTGTAAATAATGAAGCAAGGTTAAGACCTTGGTTCAATTTAGAGAAGAGGAATAATGCAGACGAATTGTACTTTTCGTTATTGGCCAATCATTATGGATTGCCGAATCAAATCAAAACAAACTGTTATGTCGGCTGGCATTTAAAAACAAAAAAACAGTGGGTAAAAGAAGGTAAGCGTCTTACGCCTAGAACAATAGACAAACTCTCAAACAAAATAGTTGACATTCTGCGTAAAAGAGGTATGCTGTTTGCGCGTAAGATTTGCGCCGAAACACAATTAGATATTGATTATTTACTACAATGAATGTTGTAACTTCACAGTGCAAGACCACACTTCTTTTAAATAATGCTTGGCAACCAATCAATGCGATTACTGCCAGAGCAGCATTCACTCACTTGCTGAAGGGTCATATTACAGCTTTAGATAAAAACAATAATGTGTTTCACTCTTTAGAAAGTTGGAACCGCAGTGCAGAATTATATGAAGATCAACCTGTATTGAGGAGCGCAAAAGGAGTTTGGCCAATTCCTACGGTTATCATCGTCACTAGTAAATTCTTTCGCCGCCCGAAGAAAAAGAAACTCACTACATTTGAGATGGCGAAGGTTTACAATTACACCTGCCAGTATTGTTTAAATAGATTTGCTTTGCCTGATTTAACTATCGACCATATTTATCCCAAAAGTAAAGGTGGAGATGATGAGCATAGCAATCGTACACTAGCATGTAAACCATGCAACACTCGAAAAGGTAGCAAGTTTCCATTTTTTAATATTAAAAATGAAACAGTTTCTGCGCCAGAAATTCCTGCGCTAATGATTAATGCTCCTAAAATTAGAAAAGAGTGGAAGAATTTTATATATTAAGATATGGCAATTCTACTATCAGTGCTTAAATCATTAGAGCTATTTCTATCTTTAAAAAACAAACTATTCTATTATGAAATACGAACGAAATCAATCGAAAGACAAAAAGACATCCTTGCAGAAATTAAAAAACTGCGGGATGCTGGCGACAGTGCTTCTGCCGATGCTGCTGACCTCTTGCGTTCCGAACTCAAACGAGAAAGAGAGGAACTTACGCATTTATCAACCTTCTACGCTCCGCTTGCAAAAAAACCAACAGATTCAAACCCTTGATGGTTTGTATACTCCTCAAGTCGATGAAGTGTGGCATTCAGACCTACGCTACAGAAAACTTGAGAACGAATTAAATTATAATTGAAAATAATAGAAAAAAGTGTAAAATAAAATGATGAAGTCAATAGCTACAGCAAATTATTATCTCGTTCCATCGACAAGATGGAATGCTGTCTAATGCTGGGCGAAAAGTTCTGAGATTTTTTACCCAGCCAAAAAGGCTGGGTTTTTTTGTATATATTAATAGGCTCATGACGAGGGAGTGCCTGAAACGCCCAAGCTGCACTGCCCGATGTGCGAACATAAAGAATATGTTGGGCGAAAAAATCGTTGACAAAAACAGAACTAGTGCTATGATAGCTTCATCATCGACGTTAGCACACTGACGACGATGATATCAAGATCCCAAGATGGATTTTGAATATCATGTTCTTTCAAAAATAAAAATCGCGGGATAGAGTATCGGTTACTCAGAAGTCTCATAAGCTTCGTAGGTGGGTTCGACTCCCACTCCCGCAACCAATTTTAGCGTAGACGGCAACGATGGTGGTGTTGCGGCAGACTGTAAATCTGCTCCCGAAGGGTAACAATGGCAGTTCGAATCTGTCTCTACGCACCAACGGGTAAAGGCCGACTGGCGAGGCGCTTGCTTTGGGAGCAAGTTTAGTTGAGTTCGATTCTCAATTACCCGATTGATTTTCTAATGGGGCGGTATCGGAACTGCCTTCTAAGCAGTAGTACCGTAATGGATCAATGCTGGTTCGAATCCAGTCCGTCTCACCAATCTTTTTCTAAAAAATGTCTCGTTCGATGGCACATACAACATAGCAAAGCGCATTTTTGAACTTCTTGTATACATGATTTTAATGAAATTTTTCTCATTCTTTCCCAAACCATGTCTTTTTTAGATGGATCATTATGATGAAAGTCAAAAAGATAATAGTTTTTATCATTTGCTTCTAAATTGCAATCTTCACATTTACTATTTTTCAGCCTTATCATATCTAATTTACGTTTTATCCATCTGCCGCCACAATAAATATTAAAACACTTCTTACAATAAGAACTAGTTTTATTTTTTTTACCCTTACTATAAAAATCACTATCTTCTTTTTCTTCTTTACAAAAACTACAAATTTTCATATTATATTATAAGTGTTTAGTCGTAAACATTCTAATCATTTTTTTAATAGGCCATGTTCCAAGGTGGCGACCGAGACTCCAAATCTTGGTGTGTAGAGTTCGATTCTCTAGCCTGTTGCCAATTTAGGGTGTGTGGCAGAGCGGTTTATTGCACTTGTCTTGAAAACAAGAGAACATGTGAGTGTTCCGTGGGTTCAAATCCTACCGCACCCGCCATTTAATGGAGGTGAAGCTTTAATGGTGAAGCATGCGGCTTTTAACCGCAAGAATGGGGATCGTTACCCCACACCTCTACCAATTTTTCCCTGCCACTGCATCATTTCAGAGATGCAGTGTATTCTTTGGATATAAAGCGGAATCGCCATCCGATGAGACCAAGGACAATCCGACACAAATTAAAGTAAGTCTGGGGTAGCGACCAGATTGGAATAATCACTGTGATTTATCGGTAGTGGGGAAACCTGCCTTGAGGTATACAAGGATAGCTCCAGCCCTGAGTGAGACGTAAGCCGTAATGCTATGGGCAAATTTTCTTCTTGACTATTTTAATATACTATTTATAATCTATTTAATATGGGAATGTTTGATTATATGTTTGTTGAAGAAGACGTTGTTCTTCCTGAGTTGCCCGAAGTTGTTGTAAAGCATTGGGGCGGTAGCAAGAATAAAATTGCTTTCCAAACCAAAGACACTCCTAATCAGGGCTTGCGAAAATACGTAATTGGCAATGATGGAATTCTATACATGGAAGAGTTCGAATCTACCTTTGAAGAAAATGACTCTATCTTAGGATTTTCAGAGAATCGTACAAACGAAAGACTGGAACCTACAAACTTTACTGGCAAAGTTAGATTCTACGAAGCTATTTATCATGAAGATTATACCTTTGATGAATCCGACAGATTTGAGATTGGATGGATTGAGTATTTGGCAGAATTTGATAAGGGGATTTTGGCGAAGCGCATTGAACTTATCGAGTTTACTTCAGCTAAAAAACTTACTGATGAAGAATTACAAGAAAAGCTAGAAAATCGAGAAAAAATTCGACAAGAAAATAGACACTGGAATATTGAATCTAGAAAAAATCATCCTTCTCCCCATCAAAAACTAATTGACAATATTGCTAGAGAGATTAAACTCGCTACATGCATTCCTACTATGGAAGATTATGGTAGGGCATTAAACAATATTGAATTATATA